CAGCGTCTGACTCTTCTTTTTTATAAGAAGCCTTCATATAACCTTCTTCTTTTTTCTTTTCCTTGTCATCCATAGACTCTTTTTTGTCGTCTTTTTTGTCAAGGTATTTTTTTAGACCAGCTGGCATTTCGCCTTCTTTGATTTCTTTATCTTCCGAATCTTTGTCAGTTTCTTTTGCTTCCATTGCCTTACTTGGATGTTTACTATCTAGTTTTGGCATTGGATCAGGAGCACCTTCTGATTTTTGAGGTGCTTGCCCAGAAACTTCTTTAACTTTTTTTGTTGCGTCAGGATTGCTGTCTGTAGGTTTTACTACAGCTGCGCCTAAATCTTCAGCGTCATTCTTTAACGGTGAAGGCTCAGCGGGTACAGCGTTCTTTTTAGGAGCATCTGGAGCTGTTGCTTCCATTACTTCTTTTCCTGCTTCAACAAGTGTTTTGTCTGTTTCGGCCATTGAAATCTCCTCTTTAATAGTTAAAACTAGTTTTAATTAATTAATTGTTAATATTTATAAAACTAGAGATTTGAAAGAAAGTTTTTAAAGACTTTTATTTTAGCTTCTGCTAAAGCGTGTCTTTTCGCACTTTCTATCTCTCGTTTCCAAGATTCTATGCTCTTTTCTACGAGTACTCCGTTGTCCCAAACCCACTCTTTACTCTCCATAATACCTTCTACGAAAGCGTCTGGAGCACTTGGATCTGCGACTATATCAGCAGCGGTTGCCAAGTAAAAGTCATCTTTTACATAGTTTGCGCCACCTCTTGTTTCTAACGAACCCATACCTCTACTAGATACTCCTAGTTGAGCACCTTCGTCAATAAGACCTTTTACAATCTTACCGTATGGTGTGTTCATTATTTTTGCTTCACCTACAAAATTCTGTCCATCTGGTGCAAGTTTAGTAATCATATGACTAACTCTTTCCAGATTTACCGTTGGTCCGTCAGGATGTCCTAACTCACCAAATGCACGTTTTTTGTTGATAAATTCTCTATTGTATCTTTCTACCTCATTATTCAATATGTCTTTGGGATAGACACGTCCATTTCTATTTTTTAAGTCTGATTGTAGAAAAACGCCTCTAATTTTATAATTCTTCTTACCGTTAGTTTCTTCAACTAGGTATTCTGCGTTTGTGATTTCTTCGGATATTAACTTCATTTATTCTCTCTCTTGTATATTTATAACTTTTTTTATCTAAACTCTACTAAAATCGTGTAATTATCCCCTACTACAAAGTCCCTTGTAGATAGTAAAACATCACCTGTAGGTGTAGTAGCATTGTTAATAATCTCATTACCAGCAGTTCTTAAATCCCAATAACCTTGACCATTTAATAACATTGCTGTTGCGTTTGTTTCACCACCCCATACTAACTCTACACTTGCATTAGATTTTGTTGTATTAACAGACCACCATATTTTTGCAATCTTTCTACTACCATCTTCGGTCATAAAAGTTGCACTTGAAGCGTCTATTTTTTTAACTAAAGATTCACCAGAACCATCTGATATGTTAGTCAATTTTGCAACATACTTAACTCCAGATGTGTCTGATAATACTTGTGTTGATACTATATCTGCCATTTCTATTTCCTATTGTGCGTCATAAAAAGTTTTAGAAAGTTCGCCTCGTTCTACCGTTTCGCCTTTCTTTCTAGTTCTTATGTAAACTTGAGTCGATCCACCACCTGGTTTAGTAAAAGTTCTAATACCACCAGAGATAGCAACATTACTGCCATCTGCTGAGTCTTTGTAAGTATTAGAAATAGTAGCAGCATTATCATACTGCCAAATACTATTTGATCCTGGTACATCTACCCACGCCATTTTATTCTCCTACTTGTTCTTTTAATTCGTTATCAAAGTATTCTTCAATATCGTCTTTGTTGACATTATGAAATTCTGCAACTTTATTAATTGCATTTTCAAAGTTAAATAATAAATTACCATCACTCTTAACTAATTTCATTGTGTCGTTAATCGCCTCTTTTAAAACTGGCGACAAATCGTTATAAGATTTACTATTAAACGCCTGTTGCGTCTGTATTAGCTGGCTGACTTTCTGCATTTGATACCTCTGGTGTTTCTGGTTGTGTTTCTGCTCCTGTAGGTTCAACTTGTCCATCTTGTGTAAAAGTACCTGTACCTGCGATCTCTGGTTTTGGATCACTATGAGGTTGTGCCTGGAACATATTTCCAGCAACATCTTGTCTTTTCACATCTAATTGATCCCCAACTTTTGCTCTTAAAGCGTCTTTAAAAGCATCGCCAGCACCGACCATATCGTTCTTTGCCATCTTATCTATAAATTGTTTTACTTCTTCGCTCATTTTTTCTCCTATATTAATTCATCATTACCTGTTGTTTGTACTTCAGGTGATGAAATTATGCCGTCATCAATTTCTTTTTTGATTTCAGCATCCATTTTCTTAATTTCTGATTCTGTTTGTTTTAATATGTTTCTTCTAACATAATTAACAGAAAAATATTTACCAACATAATCTCTTACTTCTCTTGCCAAGTTTAGTCTTTCTCTTAACATTTCAGTATTCTTTAATTCTGCAAAGTGACCGTCTTGTAAAAAGTCGTAGAAGATACTATCTCTAACCATTGGCCATTCTGTTTCAGAAATTACACCTTTGATTATTAATTGTGTTCTTAATAAATCATTAAACAATTCTGTAAATTTCTTTCTTAATCTACCTACAAATTTAGTAAATTTTAATTCATCTCTACTAATTTCAGATGATCTACCTAGATTGAAACCTTGACTTGCCTCTAATCTACTTACAGGTACGTTTAATGATCTATATAATTTTGCTCTAAAATATTCTATGTCTGCTATTTCACCTAAATTAGCACCACCTGGAAGTGTAGTAATATCTGTTCCTCTACCACCTTCTCTACTTGGTAACCAAAAGTCTTCAAGCATTGACATATAATTTCTGTCATCTCTTATTTCTCCTGTGTTTGCGTCATAAACAAGTTTGTTTCTATATCTTGCCATAACATCACGTAAGTATTGTTCTGCTTTTATCTTCGGTAAATTACCAACATCAATATAAAATATTCTCCTCTCAGGAGCACGTGACATACGATAGATTACTAAAGAATCTTCAATCATTCTAAGTTGATTGAGAGCTTTAATACCTTTATGTAACCATGATAATGTAATATGTTTATTACGATCTACAAGACCTGAAGTACAATATGTAACTGCATCTTTTGCAATCTTTATTGCACCTTGCGTTCCATTGGTTGGAGTATAGTTTTTATTACTACCACTAGTAGGATTATATTCAAAATATTCTTCTAATTCTGGACTGCCTATTGGTTTATCACTCTGAAGATTAACTAAATTTGGATCTTTTTTCTTCTGTTGACGAACATACTTAACTTTTAGTGCGTCAATATATCTTAATTCTTGTATTCCAGCATGTGGATCTTTAAGATCAATTACCTTATGATAATATAATCTCCCATCAATATACCAGTTACGGAATATCTCATGGGATTTTGAATCAAAATCTAATAGATCTTTTATATACTTAAACTCATCACGGATGATTTTTTTAATATTATCACCAGCTGGTAGATTTGATAAATCAATTTCTACTGGAGTGTCGTTTAAATCAGAAACTATAGCTTCATTTACAACATCTTCAATCGCTTCATCACACTCTGGATGAAGCGACATTTCTCTATACCTTTTGATCAAATCATATTCATTTCTGAATACGCCCTCAATATCAACATACTGACCATAAAACCCACTACTAACATAGTAGTCGGATTTATCTGCCTCATTTTGCGGTACAGGAGATACCGCACCCTGTGGCAGATTATTATCGTCAGACCCTTCTATTGAGAATCCGAATAATTTAGCCATTTTATCAGTTCTAGTCTATGTTCTATTTATCAGCCTACGACAACCTTACCTGCCGAGTCTAATGCTTCCCACCACTGAACTTGGAATTCAACAGAGAACTCTTCGATTACGTTATTACTATCGTAAGAAAGATCTATACTTGAAACGTTAGTTGGGAATACACCGTGCATATGATAAGATCTAAGAATAGGAACAGTTTCTGCAGATGTTGCAGGAGCTGTTGTTGGTCCAAGAATTGGAGCTCTTCCTAGTTGATAAACATAAGCTTCCTGTTGATAAACGGTAGGATCAACCACACCAGAATTATCAGAAGTTTTATTGATTATGTTCATCCACTTTTCCATAGCATCTCTGATAGAAAAATTACTATCATTGATAACTGTTACTGTCCAAGTATCAAAACTCCTTTCTCCAGCAATTTTTAACTCCCTTCCTCTAAAAGGAACAGCGATTGGAGTTACAATTGATGCTGGTAAATTAGCACCTTTGACCAAAAAACGTAACTTATCAGAAATGTCATTTGGATCTATGGCTAGGTCTGGGAAATTAATCTCGACCTCAAAGAAATTAGGGCGAACACCACCACCAAGTAGCTTACTCTTAAAGGTATCTAGGGTTCTCGCATTAGCCCCTGTATTAGGGATTTGCTGAGGCATTTTCTTTCTCTCCTGTGATTATTAGATGATGGGTTGTAGTTAGACTGTACCTACTACTTCTTCGAAACTAATACCTGTGCGTGTTGCAACAAATGTTAGTCCAATGAAGTTGATAGAACGTGCTGGTTTGATGAAGATGTCAGCAACAAACTCATTATTATCTATAACAGCAGCAGTGTTATTTGTCTCATCACAGATAACTCTGAAATCAAAGATTCCTCGTTTTGCCTGTACATCACGTAGGAATGGTTCAACAATGTTTACAAAGTTTGTTCTTGTTATCTCATCATTGAATTCAAACATCTGATCTCTTGCTGCAGCAGATATTGCATTTTCAAGGTAGATAAACAATCTACGAACATTAATACGGTCAAATGCAGATGCTTTTGCAAATCC